GTCCACATTGCTGATATTGCGCGGATCCTTGGTATCAGGAAGCGCCTCAGCTTTTTGGAATGACTTCCACACCAGATCGGCGTAGGCGTCATTGAACCCGCTTGCATACTCCTTCACCTTCCTGCCCGTCGCAGCCTCAACGATCTCTACAATGCTTTTCGGCTCACACTGGCCACCCGTGGCTCTTGTGATATGATTCGAAAATTCCATGGCGAGCTTCATCATGTCATAACCCTCCACTTCTGGAGGGCTCTGTGTCAACGGTGCTCGAACAGCATCTATGCGATGCTCGACCGTTGCTGAATCGGATGATTTACACTCCGCCGGGACCACGGCGCCATCAATGATGGGGTTGCAGCATGTGGTGCCTGCAACGCGCCCAATCTGTGGCTGAAGATCACTGTACAATGGTACATATGTACGGGGCTGATCTCCCATGTGGATGGTTTTCTGTTTGTAGAGACTGGCTGGCGATATTGCGAGCAGTATCGATCGTAGGTGATGGGCATTCATTAGGCCGGTGATCTGTTTCAGAATTGACAAGCTGACGTTTTGGGTTGCTGCTCCGGCGATGCAATCCGCAAACTCGGTCTCCGATAACTTGTAGCACGCTTGATATCCTTCTTGCCAAAGGGTAACGCCACCGTTAGCCCTGACTGCCCAGACGTCCGCGCCCATTGACACGCTATAACGTCTGTTGAGTCCTACCGTACCGCTCAGTGAATTGGACCACATGTCACGGTCTTCCGCTGTGTCAAACGTGGTGACGTATCTAGGCACAACAAGTATCAAATACCTGTCTTCACCTGCACTTCGTCGTTCAATATTGGCATGAACGATGTAAAGACCTTGATCGTCATCGTAGTGCAACGTCACCGTGTCTACACACCAATCCCATATTTTATGGGTATAGGTGGAATGTCCTCGGTAGTTGTTTGTAAAGATATCTCCTTTCAATTGATAGTCCGAATCCTTGCCCCACTTCGCTACGCTATCCGGTTGAATAGTGTACATCATGATAGGGCATCCGTGTCGTAGATAACGAGCAATGCGGTTTTCCTCCAAATAATAGTCCACGTCCACCAGCTTTATGATGTCTCCGGGGGCGAAGTCATCCAGCTGTGCGTCCATACTGATGTCCTTATGATCGTAGTATAATCGGCTTCCCTTGATAGAAGCACTGACGTCGGCGTGGGAGCAACTCTCACTGAACAAGGGTAGTCCCATTGCCTCGGCGAAAGTGTTGATAAATTTGGAAGATACCTTCCTATCGAAGGCTGACATTGCGTGTGGATTGTGTGTCGTAGGAGCGACGGATCCGGCTTGGTGTCGTTGAAAGGCATTTCTGATTGGCCAGAATGCTGGGTTCCTCCATGTATGCTGAGAGACGTACTTTGTCCAGAAGGCTCTGGTCCGATAGTCCATCGTGGTGCTGGGCGGTGTCACAGCAGCAATTGGGCATAGAAACACACATCCTAGGGCAATTACTGTGAGCAGCCATCCGAGCAAGAACGGCCACCCACTTTCATTGCAGACTAAGAACGTGAGGGAAGAGATTACAGACACAAGTACGCTGATCTGTGCGATCAATGGCGATTCACTAGCCATGCCATTGATAGCACGTAGTACTTGCATCAGGGCGCCGTTGTATCGTGTTAACAGGAACGATAACATCGATAAGGCGCACACGATTACACTTGAAGTAACAATGATAGCCTGCATGTTGTTGGCAGGCGATTAACTGTGATTGATTACTTGATTAACTG